GTCCAAGATAACCTAAAAATGATTACTTGGGATATGGTCTCCGACCCTTCATGTCAGGGAGCGTTTCCTGGAGTACACGAAAATATGATTTCAGAACAAAGAGATCCTATTGTAAATAATCTTAGCGGACTGAAGAGTGAGAAACTTTATATCACTGCTCTTCGAGAAGCTCTGAAAAAATAAAAACCCTTCTTCCTTCCACCAGAGATAGATATAGAGAGCACCAAAACAATGCAAAAACACATCGACGATATCGTAAGCAAACTTCCTAATGGTATTTCCCAAACTGGTATGAAGGAAATTATTGATTTGGTAGAAGCCGCCATTAACCAACAAGTTGATGAGCAAGTTACACTCCTTGAATCCAAGGTCAGTGGCTTTCTTCGTACGAAGATTGAAAGCTTGAAAGAAGTTGCTCAACAAGAGTTCGAATTAGAGAACTCTAACTACCGCGCCACTAAGATTTATGAAACTATCAAAACCTTGGTCGCCGGAGACATTTCAGAAAAAGATTTCGAGTCTGCAACCGCACCTTACAAGTCGCAGGTGGAAGAGTTGGAATCAAAAATTGAGACGATGAATGAGAATTACTCACAAGCTGAGAATCAAAATCGTCTTCTTGAGGGTCAAGTTAATCAGCTAAAACACGAAGTCGAGGATTTGATTAATGAGAATAATGGATTGGAAAAAAATGCTAAAGTTCTAACCGAACAAGCATCTCTTCCGTTCAAAACCTCAGAAACTGCTGTAGTCATTACTAATAATAATGATGCAGATAGATCTTCTTCTTCAGCTGAGCATATCGATAATCGATTCTTGACTGAGGATGTTGTTCGACTCTCCAATCTCTTGAAGGAGGAAAATTAATATGCTAGACAAAAATACTTCACAAACTCTTACAGATAAGTGGAATCCTATTTTAGAGGGCATCGAAGATCAAAACGTTAGAGAAAGCACTGCGGTCCTCCTTGAAAACCAGGCACGTTCCATTATGACGGAATATGCCAAGGATTCCGGAGATTCGCTTAATGAATCTACTAGCGTTGGCAATCTCGGTACCTTCCAAAAATTTGCGTTCCCTCTGGTTCGTCGGGTCTTCCCCGAATTGATTGCTAATAAGATCGCAGGCGTCCAGCCTATGCAAGGTCCTGTTTCTCAGATTTTCTATCTGGGTAACTCTCGCATGGGTGATAATGGTGCCGGCGCTCAAGTTGCTGAAACTGTATACAGCAAGTACAACCTAACGTACAAAGGTAATACCGCAGCCGCAAATGCCCCTGTTGGCTTTGTTTGTGCTGGACCTTCGGACGTTGGTCACTTAACGAGTGGTACGCTTGATGCTTCTGCTACCATGGGAGGCGATATCGCTGATTTCCCAGGTTCAGGTAACATTGGTGGTTTTGGTGTCAGTGCTGGAGAAGCCTTAACAGGCTCCGCTATCCCTGAGATTAACTTCCATATCGAGCAGCAGGCTGTTGTAGCTAAGACTCGTAAGTTCCGCGCACTGTGGACTCTCGAGGCTGCACAGGACTTGCGTGCATACCATAACTTGGATTTGGAGCGTGAATTGACTGACTTGCTCGGCAAGGAAGTCTCTTTGGAAATTGACCGTGAATTGGTTGAAGACCTGAGGAATATCGCTTACAACCGAGGTAACGTCGGGGGCTTCGACCGGAGCTCGCTCGATTTGGGTAACTCTAACCATTTCCGTGATATGAATAGTCCTGGTTCCCCTAAAGGTGGGGCATTTGCTCCTTCAGGCTTCCATTACAATGTTGCTGCTGACGGATCTATCGGTGCTAATGACACTGGTTCTGATGCTGAAATCGGCAGAAACGTTTATCTTGTAGACTTCGCTACTACTGCGTTGTCGATGAACCCTCGTCACATTGGTCAGGTTTATGCGAACTTAGTCGCTACTCTGAACTTTGCTGCACAGGACATTTACAAGACTACGTTCCGTGGTGCTGGTAACTGGATCGTCACTTCGCCGTTTATGGCTGCTATCCTTCAATCTGCTTCGCAGTTGGAAGGAGGTGTCCGTCAAGGTGAAATGAATGGTACTCTAGGTCGCAAGATCGAATACCGAGGCAAGATGCTTGGTGCTTATGACGTTTACGTTGATCCTATGTACCCTGATGATGAAATCATGATGGGATACAAAGGTTCCAGCCCAATGGATGCCGGTTACGTGTACTGCCCGTACATTCCGCTCCAAATGTTGCCAACTATCACGAATCCTGAGGATTTCCAGCCAAGAAAAGGTTTACTTACTAGGTACGCCAAGGCTGCTATTACTCCGGAGGCACGATTCTACAGAATCATCCGTGTGGTAGGCGCTAGCGCAGGCTTCTTGACTGCAGGTGCTACACGTCAGGTTTTGAGCTAATAATTAATTAGCAATCCAAAGTAGCCTGTCTTTCTTTTATGAGGAAGACAGGCTACTGCCGTATATAACTTGGAGCATATCAAATGGCAGACACTTCAGCATACTCAATTAGTAATCAAAGATTAATTTGGTCTCCCGAAACTAGTTTTGGAAATACCCACGCAGCACGAGACGGGGTGACCAATGACGTAAGCGCATTTACTAATTACTTAGGGGAAATTAATTATGATACGTTGAACCGTAGAAGGTTCACCGATGATTACTCTTTTGGTTCATTTTATGGAAGTATTAGTGATTGGATAAGATCTAGGCTCGGACATCCAGTTGTGAGAGTGGAGTTAACTGATTTTCAAATATTAACTGCTATCGATGAGGCTATTGCCAAAATGGACTATCATGCACCTGATTGGTGTTTACATTTTATGACCTTTAAAACAGAGCCAAGGTATGGAATCTATAGGCTCCCAAAGGCTGTATTAAATAACTTTAGGTATGCAGCGTACAAAAAAACTCTTCTATCTGTAGCCAGACAGAATAATACACTAGAATTTGATTTCTTCATCAAATATTTTCAAGATAATTATTTAATGAGGGATTTCTCAGCAACCGAATTTCTACAAATGAAAATGAATTTGGAGCAACTAAGAAAAATCCTAAGTATGGACGGAACTTTTGATGTTATTAATGGGGATCAACTCCAGCTTTACCCTGCCCCAACACAGGTAGAGGAAGTGGTTGTTGAATTTAAAGCCCTAAACTCTGATACCTTACACCCTTATTTTATTAGTTGGTTACAAAGATTTGCAACAGCAACATGTAAGGTCATTTTAGGAGGCATAAGAAGCAAATATGCAGTACTTCCCTCACCTCAAGGAGGTGCTCAATTAAATGGCGCTGCATTAGTTCAAGAAGGTAATGCGGAAAGACAACAACTAGAGCAGGAGTTGATCTCGGAAATCGAAGAACCACCTGCATTTACAATGTTCTAATGGGTATCTATCAAGAGATTATTACGCAGATAGAGGCACTAGAGAAGGGTGCGGCAACCAAATCGGATTTTTATAGAGACTATACTCAAGATCTAATGAAGGGATTAAGTATCTCTATCTTAGATTCAGAGGCTAAAAAACAAAAAATTCCTATAATTTACGGGTCCATGGAGAGAGCCGTAGCCAAAATAAAAGAAACTAAAAATTTAGTACTACCTATAATGTCCCTTCACATTGGGGATGTTGAAGAAACCGTAGGTCACCGTAAACCTAGGTTTTTAATTGATTCTTTTTCATTTTTTGATGTAAACTCTAAACAGGCATACCGAGTCGTTCGTAGGGCGCCTAAAGCAGTAACTCTTACATACCGTCTTGTTTTGTGGTCAAAGTACACGGAAGATATGAATCAAATAATGGAACATCTTCAATTACTTTTCCAACCCCACCTTAAATTGATACGAAAAAATAAAGATGAGTCAATCGCTACCTTAGTGGATGTTTTAGATATGTCATCGCATCAGGTAGTAGATCAACAAGATAGGGTTTTACGAAAACAGATTTTTCTACAAATTGAGGCGTATTTACCTAATAAATCTTATATTATGTCTAGTGAAGGAACACTAACCGAATTTAACCTACAATCAGGGATGGGTACACCTGGAACACCAGAGTTTGAGGACACCGCGACAGTATTTTCTAAAAAATAAGTCTTAGGGTTAGCTCATCTGAGTAAATAAGATATATGAACCCTTCTGTCATCGGCGCTCCTTACGGAGGAAAGGCAACAAAAATATCAAACCTCACTTTTTATGAGTTGCAGGTAGAGTATACAACCAATCTTGGACAAGCAAAATTCGTTAGTATACCAGGAAAAGGTAGTGTAGAAATCCCAAGATTTAGACCCACAGAAACTACCTTAAATTTAGTTGAAGCCCGCCTAATAGAACTAGTAGATATAATGAGGTAATTCATCACTATGGCACCACGTATTCATTCCCAAACTTCTACCCCCGTAGGAGGTAGCAATAGCACAGCAGATTCGTCTTTCTCCCCAGCATTCGTCGGATGTGCTTCTCGAGGTCCTTCAACGGAACCTATTTTAATTAAAAGCACTTCAGAGTTAGAGTACCTTTTCGGGGAACCTACTGAATTTGTAGGTGGTAATGGTCTTTTAGCTAGTTACCTTGCTTTGGAGGCTGGTACTCCTGTTGTTTATACCCGAGCAGAAGCTAGTGGTTCACAGTCATCTGCATCCATCGCAGTAGAAGGTGCGGCTTACGGATACTTCTCGTCGATGCCAAACGCAGGCGGAGCTAGTAGTGACTCCTCTGGGTCTTGTAAGTTCGAAATTAACGTATATAACAATGCCGGGGTGAAAACTGATAGTTCTCCTTACTTTGTTGCGGTTCACAGAGCTACCCCTGAAAGAATTGCGCAGTGTGTAGCTAATACTATAGGAGAAAATGACGATTTTTACTTTGACCCACATGACTCCTCAGCCGGTGCTTTCGTATCGAAGCACTCAGGTCAACTGGCAAAGATAAACTGTAGCGGCGGATTTTACAGCGGAACTAACGCTCAATACCTAACCTATGTGGGATCCTCTAATGAATACATGGGGGGTGGAAGCGGACTGCCAACAGTAAACGGTTCAGGAACCTACGTTAATTGGACATACGCTAATCTTACAACAAAAATCATAAACACAATGGTACAGTTTAAAAATAGCTGGGGATTTACCTCGGCAACTGACGTCATTGCTTCTGGGGCATATGTTTCGGCGGGAGCAGGGAGTGGAATCCTAGTTAACGGAAGCAGTTATAGTGGAGGATGCTTTGGATTCCAATCCATGCATACAGGTTCAGGATACAATTACCAAGAAAGATATAATAATCCAAATGTTGCGCTCAAAGAAAGAGGTCTTCAGCTAAACGTTCATAACACCATAGGAAACGGTCAGCAAATTCAACTAGTTCGAAATGGAGGAACCGTAGAAGAAGCTCACGATGTAAGACTTCATACAAACGGTACTAGCCAGAATAGTATGTTTGCTAGCGGCGTGGTGAATAGTGATAATTACGCCAATAGCCCAACTTCGGATTGGATTTATGCGTCATTCGCTCCTACAACTAAGTTGGAAGGTTCTGGCGT